ATAACATCGTCACTGGTTACTGCTCCTGCTTTCATTAACTTGACCAAGTTCATCATTTGGCTCATGCCAAAGTAACTGCGTCCATGTGCATCTAAGACCTGACCAGTTACAATGGCTTGATCATTACTCAATGTTTCTCCCTCAACAATAAAGTAATTGATACGCCTACGCTCGAACACAGACCGATTCCACTCTTGTAACTGTAGAGTGTATCTGGCCTTGTAGGGCTCCAAGCCCATATAGAATAACTTACGCATTGCGTTTGGCCTGCTTGATCATGTACCCCCAATTGTCGCGTGGGAACTTGCCATTTTGCCAACGAACAAAGTCGGCATAGGGGCTGTGGTTGTTGCCAAGGTGTGCTTCATTGAACACATAGCCAAACTCGCGACAAAAGTCACGGAACCGATCCAACTCGTCAAAAATGCGTGTTACTTCGGGTTTGAATTGCAGGTACTTCTTGATGCCTTTTCTAGACATTTTGTTTTTCCTTATACTGAGATAAGTTGTGGTTGAGATTTAAGATAATAAACAGTGGCACCATTCTCTCCGTCCTCTGCGACGGTAATTTCGATGTCACGATTGGGATAACGAGTGGCAATCGCTTGGTATAAGTCGTCACTGATCATCTCACAGCTCTTAAAATTTAATTCAAGAGTGCCAGAGTACAACTTTTCAAGCCATCGCTTAAATTGTATAAATTCGATATCACGATCTGAATGGAATACTTCAATAGCTACTGTAAAGTGAAAGATGTGTCTGTGTGGTGTTCCTAAAAACGAGACATCGTACTCGTCGCCAGTGGCTAGTGCCGGGTCTGTAGCTGCCGCTGGATATTTGTGAATACCTTCCTTGCGAAAAGTAACCCAAATCATACGACGAGCACGATCTTGAATTCGTTTACGTGTGTCTGCTAGTGCTAGGTCTCTTTGGTCCATATTAGTTCTCTGTAAATAAATCACTGTAAGTGCTGCGAGCAATGCGTTCAATACGAGTCATTGCCGAATCCGACATCCTAAAACTGTAAGTATTTTCTGATGTAGTGCTCTGTTCAAAATAACCATATTCCGTGCCAGATATGTAGCTACCCCTTGCTCCAGCAATCATTTGAGCACGAGCTGCCTCATAAGCCGATTCAATCCATTCTTGAATATAAGGTGCGCTGAAATCGTAAGTAAATTCATCTACCACAACACCGTTTTGAGTCTTGATCCTATGTTGTTTTTGAATTTTATCAAACACATTACTATTACGATAAGGTGTAACAACAATACTATCAGCAGTCATACTAGCTACAGTATGTGGAGAAACAGCATCTACATCTCTAGTTTTGATGTCTATCCCAACTTCAGGTAAATCTACACCTCGTCCTAGATTAAGTGTGAACCCAATGTCAGCTATGGCATCTTCTAATTCTCTAGCACGTTGAACAGGCTTGAGACTGACTTTTTTACCTACCAAGCGTGATTTAATTTTTTTGACACGCGGTTTAGGCGATTGAGTCATTTTTGTATTGATCCCAGTCGGTGAAGGATTCTGGGTTTGTAAGTTTGTGTACACGGTGGCACCATACTCCTGGGTTAGTTGATTCAAAGTCACGGTCATCTATTTTTAGTACCGCATTATAATTAAGTAAGTTAATATATGGTAGTTTAACACTAATCATAGGAATAAATCTACGATATTCGCATAGATTTCCGTCATGGAATTCGCCCATACTATCGACATCCATGTCTAGGGTACACCAGTAATCACGTTCTAGGAAATACTCAATCATATCATGCCAAGGTCGGTATTCCTGATAGGTAGGGCGTCTAGGAAAGCTCATATTAGCACCAAAGTAAATATGATCACATCCTATGACATGTTCTGCGATTCGATTAATTGATTGTACGCCTACCACAAACAAGGTCCGTTTACCGAATGCCGGTGTTTGTTCTACTTCGGTACCATAGAAGAATGGTACCTCGTCATTGAATCCGGGTCTGTCCATAACTAAAACTCAAAAAGTGGGTTATCTAAATCTACTTGTGGGCGTTCACGCTTGACTTTTTCCATTCGTGCAGCAAGTTCTAAGTCATATAACTGTTGCAACATAACTTCTGAACTGGTAATATTTTCACCTTTTACACCACGAGTACCTATAATTTTGTTCCAATAGCCAGATTTCCTAGCATATTTAGGATCTTCAATTATGCTCATTGCAGCAGATAATGTAGGTGCTCTAAATATACGATCCACAATATCAGCAAACATTTCATAATCATGCTTACGATCACGCAACATTGATGGATATTCTCCTGAATCCAGTCTGCGATTAGCTTCTTGTACTGCGGTAAGATGCATCCAAACATTATGACCCATCAACAAACAATAACTAAAACTGTCCCAACTAGTAGCACCTTCTTTGCCATTCTTGTTAAGGTCACCGGGCTTATAGTAGCATATATCCTGCATACGCCACAACCGACTAATGGGACTTTCTTGCCAATTGGTATGAACGCCGTCGGCTAGTACCCCAGTACTCCACTGACGTGTATCGGTTGCATATTTTTTATCGTCGGCACTTGGCGCCATTCGATAACTCCATTTGTCATTATGGGGGAATACGTTTTCGTAATAGACCTGGCCGTTGGCGGTTGCCAAGAATGGACTAGCACAGTCAAAGCTGATCGTGAAGTTTGGGTTCGCGTATCTGCGTACTGCTCGCTGTATGACTGTAAGTAATACCGCCCACTCCAACTTACTGGTTCCCAAAAAGTGCATCCAATCATGTATACCCTCCTGCAATAATCCATCATGTTTTAGTGTAACCAATCGTTTCAATACTAGATGTACATCACACATGTTCTGTCCACCCATACCCCAACCATCAAAATGTCTACCGGGGTATCGTTTGGGATCGGAATAGTGCTTCATGGTATCATACCATGAATCTGCGTCAGCATGATTGGCACCTTGTAATACATTCAGGAATCTAGTACCACCATCAGCTACACCGCGTCGATTATTTATAAAGTAGTCATTGTTGAATTTGGTAGCGTCAACTGCATCTTGATAGTTAGCAATACAAGTTTTCTTAGTAGCGCCGGGCACCATAGGTGTCCAAGTGGGGATATCCATGATCATGCCATAATCGGCTATACCGTCTAACCACTTTAGAACTAGTTCACGTTTTTCTTGTGCTCTAGGGCAGCCCGAGTTAGCACGCCAGTCGCCTTCCCATACACCTTTAGCAATTTGGAATCCACCAGAGTCACCTAGTATGAAAGAGCCGGGTTCACGATTACGCACCATGTCCTCGGACCAATCTTGTTTGCTTAGATCAAGATTGGCATGTCCGCCTGAGTACAGACTCCACTTATACGGGAACAAGGATTTCTGGCTGTTGAGCCAGTTTAGTTGTTCCATGTCGGTGAGTCCAGGTGGAAAGCGAGCAGGATCTACATATTGTTCATTACGCTGGCGACCAATAAAGGTGGCGTAGAATCCAGAGATAGCTGGCAGGAATACTGCGTAATCGTTTTGTTTAGCTGTTAGGTTGTCTTGCATCTTCTTCCTGACATAGTGCTTCCATTATTTTGAACTTTTCCCAGGTATCACGCAAGCCGGGATGGCGTTGAATACGCTGTTCTAGGTCACGTTCTTCCTGCATCTTCTTAAGTGCCCAACCAATTGCATTTTTAGCGTCCTCGGCTAGATAGATTGTGGTTGCATTAGACCCCAGACTACGCCAAGTAACACCATCATTTACTTCCATTTCCTGCATACTGCTGTTCCATCTAAGGTGTCCCGAACCACCGGCACCTGGACTAATGTATGGAGAAGAATTGTAGCCACCCTCTATTACAAGGTAGGGATCGTGTGTTGTAAGCGTTTTAATCATTTTGTCAGTGCAGGAATAGTGTAGTTATAAGTAGCCATGCCTGAATCAACAGTGATTTGTGCAGCACCCTGATCGGCAAACCTAACCATTTTGTCTCCAGGCAATGCTAGGATAGTGTTAAACACTGTGACAGGCCAATAGCGCTCTACTGCTAATTTACCATTAGTGCCTTGATGAAACACAAAGTTACCAGCATGGGTACTAGCTACACCAAAGTGAAACTCTAGGTTGCCGTTATTAGTTTTGGCTACGAAAGTAGATTCTTCGCTGTTAGCTTGAGTTTGGAATCGCATACGCTGAATAGCCTGTACAGTTGGGGCTATTTCAACATCCCACGTAGCACCACGAAACTTAACAGATTTAAGTTGTTCATTTACTACGCTGGCTACCATAAACCTAAAACTGTTCTTAAAGTCACCATCTTTGTTTTCAAAGTTGATACCACAAGGTACCATGTTGCCATCTGCATCCTGTTGTTGAGCAATGCTGAGTTTAGCGTTTTCACGATACTCAGGAATGTTTAGGATAATGTTTAACTTGTTCAAGTTAGGCATACCAAACAAGCCTTGGAATTCAGGAATCACGTTATGGAATTGAGCCTCTAAGATCACGCTACGGTCTTCGGCTACACCATTAATCACTGTGGATTTTTTATCACCAGTGACTTTGATTAGCTCGATGCCAATGCCGTTAGTGTGTTGTACAATATCATGTAATGCATCTTTCATGTTAGTCCTTTTTGAGTTTGTAGTATTATATAAGATCTATTTAGACCGCACAAGAGTCGGTTCATTCAAAAGTAAAAAGCTGATCAAACGTAGTTTTAATATCAGTATGGTTTTGTATATCCCATTTAAGTACACCTAGCAAGTTTTCAACCTTCTGATCCACAATAGTAGATTCCATTAAGCCATCATCAAATGGTAACTGCTTGAACCACTCGGGTATATGGCTTTCATCAGTAGGGTAACCCACAGATGTGTATCCTAAAGGATTAGATCTAAGTTTGCACACAATGGTTTTCATACCATCAACTATGGCCATACTATAGTTGTCAGAATGCATACGTCGTAATGTATTCCAATTTAGTGCAGCTCGAACATGTCCTGGCATGTTAGCACGGCCATGCTTACGCTCTAGATCACCATAATGAGTAAGATTGTTAACACGTTTGGGCGTACCTTTTTCCCAAGGTGGGCGTTTTTGGAACTCTAACTTGAAGTCACGTACTAGGTTATAGATTTCTTCACGCTCACTACCAGTCAATACTTTCAACAAGATATGACTGAGAAAGTCTTGTACTACTCTAGGAGTGTCCGAGCGTTTTAGATCTAGGCCCATGGCTTTGACTTTGCCGGGCTTGCCTTCTGTGTCTAGTCTAGCGCCTTCTAAATCATAGATTAGTACAGCATAACGTTTCTTTTTAATAAACAAGCCTTTACTAGCGATCAGTTCGCGCCCACCTTTAATTATACTGCCCATGTCACGTGGACAACCAAATGCACGTTCCATAAAACCCGGAAAGGATTCGTTCACACTGTCGGCTATGGTATCGTATAGTTGAATACAGATATCACGATTCCATGCCATGGTACCAGCATCAATCTCGGGCTTCAGGATTGGATATGCTGAAAAGTACACAGAGTCAGTGTCACCGTATATGATAGCTGACCCCACATGATTATATTCACCTGTGACACATTCATTGACGTGTGCATCCATGTGTCTAGCAATAACACGACCGGTCAAAGTTGTCGACTGGCCAATACGCTTGTCAAAAAAGCGACATCCAGGATTAAGAATAGCACCATACAGTGAGTTAAGGTTAATCTTCTTAACCAACTGTCGCTTGTCCCAAAAGGCCTTGTCTTCAGGAGTCTGAGCATCCTTCTTTTTTGCTTGTAGCTCCTTGCGTTCAGCATACCAACGCTCGAGTAAACCAGGCACAATACCTTTCGCGTCATACTTAAAGATAGTTCCATTTGCACTCAATATCCAAGGGTTACGACCTTCAAAGATCAAATGATATATATCACGTGCCGATAGTGTGTCTGACCCACCAGTTTCCCAGTCTATGGTGATTTCACGCCCGGGTTCTTGATTCATTACAGCAGTATATTCAATGCTACCAAACATACCTTCCCATGAGTCAGCAAAACTATCTCCTTGCTTCATTCTATCTTCAATATGTCTATCGGTATAGACTGGTCGCAATTGTCCGACAATGGTTTCTGGCGCCATGTTAAGAGCGCGGATCGCCGACGGATACAGACTGTTGATGTCGATTGCTCCGATGTATTCATGCATTCCGCTTTTGGGCGTAGCAACATAGGCACCTGCCGCTTGTGTATCACCATCTGTATTTTTCCTATTTTGAACGATTAAACCTTTTTGGTGTGCTTCATTAATAATAGCCTGCTCGGTTACTGCTACAGCACCCATTGTGGTGGGCAATAGCACAGTATTATCATGTGCCAATTCATTAGCCAAGTCTAAGAACCTTAGTTTCTTATCTAACTTAGCCAGTAACAAGGTATCTTGTCTGTTATAATCTACAAAAGTAGCGAAATCTCTGTTGTATAATTGGTCTAGTGTGCCCTCGTATTGAATTTTCCTTTCATCTAATTCATACTCACCGATAGCGTCCAAGCTGTAACTATGACGTTCTTCATATGTGTACTTCCTGTACAATTGCATATAATCCATATGAATACGCCCAATCAAGTCAAACGTGATATGGTCGGCGCCAAAACGCTCAAATGTACGTTCCTTAGGAAATTGCTCCCATAAACAAAACCTACGAGTATCATCCTTACTGAGCACTTGCCTAGTACGCATTACCATATAAGGAATATCAAATCCTTCTGAGTTCCAGCCGGATAACACATCAGCATCTTCAATCAAGTCAAAAAACGTTTGAATAAGATCCTGTTCACGTTCAAACAAAAAGCAGTTTTCAAAACGTGAAGTAAGTTCTGTAGCCGAATCCCAGCTCAAGGTACTTGGCGGTATTACCAGTGTGATTAAACGTTCCATCCAATCCAAGTATACTGTGATAGCAGTAATAGGATTAAAAGGATCCTCTGGTCGACTGAAACCACGTACCGGGTCAAAGTCTACCTCAATGTCGAAAAACGCTGTATGTAGTTTAGGAGCATCACGACCTAGATAGTTTTCTTCCAAGCACCTATTTACTGGCTTGATATCAGACTCCCATAATCGAGCGCCTGAGTGCATCTTGAGTTCTTTGTTGTACTCTTTGTAGTTGCGAGTACTGAAGCGACTTACTGGTGTGCCATAAATGGTACGGAATTTGCCACGTGGATCATCGTAGTAGAAAACATAATTAGCTGGATAATCCTTGTAAACTCGTTCGCCGTCGACTCGTTCTACTACATAGATACGGTTTTCGTCTCGACTAAACAGTGCGTCAACGTAACTCATAGAGTGCGACCAACTGTCTCCAGAATATCATTTAGTTCGGCGTTGTCTTTGTTAGTTTCACCTAGTTTACTTTTGGCTGCGATACGTATAGCCTTTTTGAGTATACCGGGCTTGATTTCGAGTTCTTCGGCTACGGCTTTGACTGTGTCATTCAATCCGGCATTAAGGTCTTCGATTTCGGTCATGACCTGGATACCTTCGTTGATGATTTGTGTTAGCTTGAGCTTTTGCTCAGCACTGAACATACGATCACTCATAGTGACTCCTTAAGAAAAATTTAAGTATAGACTATTAGTCTGGGAAATGCAATGGTAGGTACGCTCACTTTAGTAGACCCGGGGTGGGCGTGGAGGTCGGATCTACAGGGCAGCAGCCGCCCAGCTCAAATAGCCTTTTCTGTATATTCTGACCTAGTCCAGTTCAAAATATACTTTGATTTCCAATCATTCTGTGCAAAACCAGTTAATGATTGCCATTGTGCTCGATTAGCTGATACTGTTCGAGCAGCATCATGCCAATCTATTGTGTCAATGAGTTCTTGTACAGTATTTAATTCGTCTTGAAAGTGCATGAAATTTTTACTATCAAATTCTATGTGTAAGACTTCAAATACATTTCCGTCTGAGTCTATACTGTCTAGCGCAAAATCAAATCCCCATTTAGATTCAGTATTCAATAACAATGATGCTTGCGGCACTGATTTTTTAAGGCATTCTAACTGTCGTCGTGCATCTCGTGCATACGAACATCTATATAACAATAAACTATGATCTATAATTAATTGTGGATCTGTGCTCGTGTACCAGGTTGTAGTGAAAGTATTATGATTGAGACATTGACTAAGTTTATAGCCCATTAGCGTGTAATATTTCTGTTCGGCTATGTTTAATTCAAAGCCATCTTTGTCGAAATAAAGGAAATCTTCCTTGTGCAGGTCCAGACATAATCTGTCGCAATGTAAATCAGTCCGCAGACTGGTTTTATTACGCAATAACATTTGGTTATTCTAGTGCCCCTCTACTGCTCCACTTGGCAAGTACTTACAGGCAATGTTTTTTGCGAACTCTGCATCAATCCCTTTGGCAGCATAGAAAGCATTGGGATCGTCTGATTTGAACCCTGTGACTAATTCATCTACTTTGGCACCATTTGCTTGTAGCCCACGAATCACACATACCAAGAACCTTTGTAATTTGGCTTTTTGCTGTGGGTCTGCCATGTTTTGTCGCCATGTTGCCTCATTTTGATAAAATTGCTTAATAGCTTCAAGGTCTTGAATTAATTCTTTCACTTTGGCATTAGTTTGTTCACTGCCTGCCTGTGGTAGTGGGGTAGGTGTGCCTGCTGATCCACTGTCGGGGCTAGTAGCTGTATCTTTTGTAAAGCCTGTGATGTCACCTAGAATACCTAACCCTGATTTAGCAAGATCAAAAAACCTTTTCATCACTCGCCAATCTTGCTTGTAATCTGCATAGACTAAGCCACCAATTAATGCAGCACCTCCTATACCAGCAGCAATACCACCTGCTGTTCCTATACCCGTTGCTGCTCCCCTTGCAATTTGCATAGTTGGTCTAAGTATTAGTTGAGCTACTTCACCTAGGCCACTTAAAACCATCTGTAGTGCTCTTTGTTTATTAAAAATTTGTGTAACTTGTTGCGGAGTAACTGGTGATTGTCCTGTTAGGCCTAAACCGGCTCGTGGTGTAAAGGCTCTACCACCTGAACTTTGATTAAATCTACTTGGGCCACTAGGTGCTCCTGTGCCCGTTGTTGTAGTAGATGTTGCACCTGAGGGGGTTGTTACAGTAGATGTTGGTAAATTTCTTAATTGTTGTGCTCTTTGAGCTTGCCAGTTAGTTGCTTGGCGACTTTGTCCTGAGGCAGGTACATTTGGATTGGGCGGTGCCTCCATTACAATACTGCGTAGGTGCTGCATTTTTTCAACAGCTGACATTGCTGCATATTCCATGACCATGTTAGTTCGTGGTTTGTCTTGGCTGGATTTTATTGTACTTGTATTTTTACTTGGTGCGCCGAGTGTGGTTCGGCCACTAGCTGGTGTCTGCTGTACTAGATCTGTTGGTACAGTTGCATCAGCAGAAGTTGCTACATTACGCATTGGTGTTACTCCACTGAATTGATTAGGTTGCCCTGGGTAATTAGTTTGGTATCCTCTTGCAC